AGACATGTCTGACCCCCCGGATGCCTTGGGACAGGGCCCCTCTTAGTCCTTTGGAGACTGCTGTTTATCAGTTCATGATTGATAGTGCCGGAAGGGGCGAGAGGGTCCCCGGCCACAGGAAGATCATGAAGCACCTCGGATGTAGCGATGTCGCAGCCAGAAGCGCCATGTCTGGCCTTGTCAGGAAGGGATGGCTTGGTGAGTCGGGCGATTACCACAGGCACCTGTACTTCAACGACAAGCCGGAAGACATTGATTGAATATCAATGCAACACATGCTAATAGGTACCGTGGGAGTATCCCGTGTTGAACATTCAGAATCTTAGTGCCGCAGAAGCCAGAGAGCTTCTTGACCTGTTGACCCGGCAGCATGAGATCGACACCCAGAAGAGCTGCCAGCAGGATTTCCTGAAGTTCGTCAAGGAGATGTGGCCAGCATTCATTGACGGCTCCCACCACAAGATTATGGCTGAAGCCTTCAATGATGTCATTAATGGCAAGCTGAAGCGCCTCATCATCAATATGCCTCCCCGGCACACCAAGTCTGAGTTTGCCAGTTACTTCCTCCCCGCCTATTATCTTGGCAGAAACCCCCACAAGAAGATCATCATGTGCTCCCACACTGCGGAGCTGGCTACTGGCTTTGGTCGAAAGGTCAGGAACCTTGTCGATTCGGACAAGTATCAGAAGATCTTCAGTGATGTCCGCCTTCAGAGTGACAGCAAGGCTGCTGGGCGCTGGAGCACCAATGAGGGTGGGGAGTATTTTGCTATTGGTGTCGGGGGTGCCGTGACTGGTAAGGGCGCGGATCTCCTGATCATCGACGACCCCCACTCAGAACAGGACGCTATGTCCGGGCAGTATGATGCCGGGGTCTATGACAGGGCTTGGGACTGGTATGTGACCGGACCCCGCCAGCGGCTTCAGCCGGGTGCCGCAATCATAATGGTGGCGACTCGGTGGTCGAAGGTGGACCTGACCGGGAGAATGCTCGAACAGGCAGCCAAGAACAACGAGCTGTCCCAGTGGCGGGTCATTCAGTTTCCGGCACTCCTTCCCTCAGGAGAGCCGCTGTGGCCAGCCTTCTGGTCCAAGGAAGAACTCCAGAAGGTCAGGGATGACATCCCCAGTGGGCGGTGGCAGGCCCAGTACCAGCAGACCCCCACCGCCGAAGAAGGGGCCATTATCAAACGGGAGTGGTGGCAGCCTTGGACCTCCTCCCGGGCCCCTGAGTGCGTGTCGATCATATCCTCTTGGGATACAGCCTTCTCCAAGAAGAGCAGCGCCGACTACACCGCCTGCACCACATGGGGTGTCTTTAACCACCCCGAGACAAACATCCAGTCCCTGATCCTGCTGGACGCCTTCCGAGACAGGTATGAGTTCCCGGATCTGAAGAGGGTCGCCAAGGAGCACTGGCAGGAGTGGAAGCCGGACATGATGCTGGTGGAGGGTCGTGCCGCGGGTAAGCCGCTCATCTATGAGCTTAGGGCCATGGGCATCCCAGTCCACGAGTTCATGACCTCGGCTGGTAGCGACAAGATCATGCGAGCAAACTCGGTGTCGGATTTCTTTGCGTCAAAGCTGGTGTATGCCCCGGAGACCAGTTGGGCCCGGGATGTGATTGAAGAATGCGCCGAGTTCCCGAACGGCAAGCATGATGATTATATGGACACGGTGTCACAGGCCCTCTTGCGGATTCGCAAGGGAGGGTTCATAAATCCTGCCAGAGATGCCTTCGATGATAAACCGGCCCGTGTTTATCAGGGAGGCTATTACTGAGGGGGATGATATGGAACTTGTTATCTTGTATTTTGTTATTGCCTATGCCTGTGGCTATCATGCGGGCTTTGAAGATCACGCCGGGAGGTTTCTTTTTGGGCTGCTCTGGCCGTGCCTGCTCTTTTATTACGGCATAGTTTTCCCGATCATCCACTTATTCTCTAAAAGGATTTAGACTGTGGTCAACAACTTTGAGCGTCCCTTGCGGACAGAGATTCCTCAGGTGGCACTCGATGACATGCTGAAGGAGTCGCTGCTTGGCAACCAAGAGATCGAAGTTGAACTTGTGGATGAAGAGGGCTTCCCGATGGAAGGCGAGACCGAGACTCCGCCCCCGGAAATCCCGTGGGATGGAAACATCGCAGAAGTTCTCGAAACCACCGATCTCATCAAGTTATCATCCGACCTGATTGCCATGTATGAGTCGGACCTCTCGTCCAGAAAGGACTGGGAGGATGCCTATGTAAAGGGGATGGATCTCCTTGGGATGAAGGTTGAGGACCGCAGCCAGCCTTGGCCGGGCGCTTCGGGTGTGTTCCACCCGGTTCTGGCTGAGGCGGTTGTGCGGTTTCAGGCCCAGACAATGTCTGAATGTTGGCCAGCCGCTGGCCCCGCAATGTCTCAGGTTATCGGCACCGCCACCCCCGAGAAGACCAAAGCCGCCAAGCGGGTCTCCGATGAAATTAATTATTATGTAACCAGCCTGATGCCTGAGTACCGCTCCGAGACCGAGCAGATGCTCTTCAGGCTTCCCCTTGCTGGCTCTGCCTTCAAGAAGATCTACAAGGACGAGATTGCCCAGCGGCCCGTTGCAATGTTTGTCCCGGCGGAGGATCTGGTTGCCCCCTATGGGTCCAGCAACCTTCAGACCTGCGAGCGCTTCACCCACTCAATGCGCCGCTCCACAAATGAGCTGAAGAAGCTGATGGCAGCCGGGTTCTACAGGAAGATAGACCTTCAGCAACCGGCGCCGCAGATCACAAAAATTGAAGAGAAAACCTCAAGGATCTCAGGCCACCGCCCGACCTTTAACTACGACGACCGGCACCACGTCCTTGAGATGCACGTGAATGTTAATGTCCCGGGTCTGGATGATGAGGATGATGTCGCAAAGCCATACATTGTCACCATCCTGAAGGATGAGGACAAGATCCTTTCAATCCGGAGAAACTGGGTTGACGGAGATCCAAACTACACAAGAACCCAGTATTTTGTTCATTACCCATATCTTCCCGGCTTGGGTCTGTACGGTACAGGATTGATCCATCTGGTTGGTGGACTTGCCAAGTCAGCGACCAGCATCCTCCGCCAGCTTGTTGATTCCGGCACCTTGTCGAATCTCCCGGCGGGCTTCAAGGCCAAGGGCCTGAGGGTGAAGGCTGATGATCAGGAGCCTCTCCGCCCCGGTGAGTTCCGGGATGTGGATGTCGGGGGCAATGCAATCAGGGACTCCCTGTTCCCGATCCCCATCAAGGAACCATCACAGGTTCTCCTCCAGCTTCTCGGAAATGTGGTTGATGAGGCCCGGAGAATTGGCTCTGTCGCAGACCTGAAAATCACGGACATGTCGTCCCAAGCTCCGGTGGGGACAACCCTTGCCCTTCTGGAGCGCAGCCTGAAGGTCATGTCAGGGGTTCAGGCCCGCATTCACGCGGCACTCAAGGAAGAACTCAGGCTAATCCATTCCATCATCGGGACTCTTCCCGGCACCTATCAGTATGATCCTCAGGATGGATTCGACCGGACACAGGACTTCTCTGACAAGATTGCCATTGTTCCGGTCTCCGATCCCAATGCCAGCACCATGGCCCAGAGGGTTGTGCAGTATCAGGCGGCTATGGAAATCGCCTCCAAGTCGCCGGAGATCTACAACCTCCCCAAGCTGCACATGCAGATGCTGGATGTCCTTGGGATCAAGGAGGCCAACGAGATTGTCAAGCAGCAGGCACCCCCTCCCATGCTGGACCCGGTCTCCGAGAATATGGCCATCATCACGTCCCAACCAGTAAAAGCCTTTATACATCAAGATCACAAGGCCCATCTGGACGTGCATATGAACTTTGCCCAAGACCCAAAGATCCAGCAGATGATTGGCCAGTCGCCTGCGGCGAGTGCCGTGTCGGGTGCGATGGCGGCACATATTGCCGAGCATATTGCCTTCCAGTACCGGGCTGAGATCGAGATGGCAACGGGCGTGCAGTTGCCGCCTCCCGGACAACCCCTTCCTGAGGACATTGAAGTCGGCATGTCCAAGGTTGTGGCCGCGGCCTCAGGAAAGCTGTCAATGCAGAACAAGGCCGCTATCGCCCAGCAGAAGGCGGAAGAGGCCCTTCAGGACCCGATGGTCCAGATCGAAATGGCCAAGCTCCAGACCGCCAAGGATGAGGTTGAGCGCAAGAAGGCCAAGGATGCTATCGATGCCATCCTCAAGATGCGGGAGCTGGTTGGCGACAGCAAGATCGAGATTGCCAGAATTGCGGCAGATCTCCTGACCAAGATGCAGGACATTAATCAAGCCAAGGCTAAGGCTGGGTCAGACGCAGCCGTCACTCTGGTCAAGGCCGCCGTCAGCGCGGCAAGCGCCAGAGAGGTTGCTATGGAGAAGGGCAAGCGGAATGTATGACATTCTCCGGTATCTGAAGGGCGAGATTGATGCCACCAAGGATCGAATCCTCTTCCACACACCCGGCACTGACCCGGACCTTGTCGCCCATTACAACTACCGCATTGGCTACCTGTCAGCCCTGATTCACACCCAAGAGTGGGTCAAGGAACTGGAGGCCAAAAAAATGCAGCAGGATCTAGAATAATAGTTGTTGACTCTGGTCAATACCATATATAGAACATCCTTGGGAACTTATGGGGCTAGCTGCGGCTAGCCCCCTTTTTTATCCTTACAGGAACAAAGCATGTATGAAATCGCAAAGGTTGCGGTTGGCGACGACGCACGTCGTAAGGCCAAGCAACTGCCGGAGCCTGCTGGCTTCCGCATTCTCCTAGCTCTCCCCGAGATCAAGGTTAAGACCGATGGCGGCATCATCCGACCGGATGAGCTGATCGCCAAGGAGCAGCAGGCCTCAGTCATCGGGTTTGTCATCAAGATGGGCCCTGATTGCTACAAGGACGCCACCCGGTTCCCGACTGGTCCGTGGTGCAAGGAAGGGGACTGGGTCCTCTTCAGGTCCTATGCCGGGTCGAAGATCAAGATCCACGGCAAGGAGTTCCGCCTCATCAACGACGACACCGTTGAGGCAGTTGTTGAAGACCCAACCGGTTATGAGAGGTCTTGGTAAATGTCTGACAAGAAAATAGAAGTTGATGTCCTTGAAGAGGATGTTGTCGTTGATATCGGCGACAACGAGTCAGAGGTCCGGGCCTTCGACAAGGAGTCTGAGTCCCGCCTGAAGGAGCTTCAGTCTCTGTATGAGGCCGAAGCCCGCAAGGCCCGGGAACTTGAGACGCAGATCAACGACGTTGTCCGCTTCGCGCACGGAACGGTCAACGAAAACAAGAGGTTAACCAGCCTTCTCTCAAATGGAGAGAGGGTCCTGCTGGATCAGGCTGGGAACCGGGTTCAGGCCGAAATGCATGCCGCCGAGCAGGCATTCAAGAAGGCCTACGAGGAAGGCGACACTGAGCTGATGCTCAAGGCCCAGAAGGCCATCGCAGACCTCACCCACCAGATGAAACAGGTTGAGAGTTACGCCTCAACCCCGACCCAGTACCAGCAGCCCCAACCTGTTCCGGCACCTCAGAGGCCGCAACCTCAGGTTGACGAAAAGTCTGATGCGTGGATCAAGAAGAACGATTCTTGGTTCATGAAGGACCGGCCCATGACGGGGTTTGCTTTTGGTGTCCACGAAGAGCTGGTGAGGTCCGGCGTCAAGCCCGGCACCGATAAATACATTGAGGAACTCGACCGCCGTATGGGCGAAGCGTTCCCAGACAAGTTTCAATCTGCGCAGTCACCCAAGCGCAAGATTGTATCCGGGCAATCGGCTGTTGCCCCCGCCACCAGAACGGCTGGCGGAAAATCAGTCGTCAGGGTGACTCCTACTGACTCTCAAAGGGACCAAGCCAGACGGATTGGAGTCCCTATTGAGGCATATATGGCAGCTTACATCAAGGAATACGGTAATGGTTAATCAGGCACGCACATCCCGCACCACAGACACGCGCAGTCAGTCGGTACGGCAGGCAGCTTGGGAAAGCCCCTCCGTCCTCCCCGATCCGCTGCCACGCGAAGGCTTTGTGCATAGATGGGTTCGCCTGTCCGCTGCTGGACAAATCGACCCCACGAACATGAATGCCCGGATGCGAGAAGGCTGGGTGCCGGTGGTGGCTACTGAATATCCTGAGATTCAGAACATCATCCCGGAAGAAGGCCGATTTTCAGACAACATTGTTATTGGCGGACTGATCCTGTGCAGAGCACCCATAGACCGCATGCAGGCCCGAGATGAGGCCCACAAGCGTCTAGCGGCATCCCAGATCGAAGCGGTCGATAACAACTTCCTGCGTGAGAGTGACCCGCGCATGCCCGTGCTCCGACCGGAGCGGACATCGCGAGTCACGATGGGTCCACGGAATCAGGATTCCAAGGACTAAATCCCCCAAAATAAGGAAACTTTGATATGGCTTCCGTCTCTTCGCCCTACGGGTTCCGTCCCGTGGGCACGCTGACGGGCCCGTACAACGCACAGTTTCGCAAGGTTAAGATCGCGTCCGCCTATGGCACGTCGATCTTTTCTGGAGATCTGGTTAAGTGCGAAACCACGGGCACCGTCATTCTTGAGAATGGCACTTCCACGGCTCTCCCCGTGGGTGTGTTTATGGGTTGCGAATACACCAACCCGATCACTGGTCAGAAGCTCCAGTCCCCGTACTGGCCCGCTTCGACTGTCGCCGCCGACGCTTATGCGTTTGTCTTCGACAATCCGTTCGGTGTCCTTCAGGTACAGGCCAACGGCGCTATTGCGCAGGCTGACCTCTTCGAAAACATTGCCATCAGCACGTATGTCGCTGGCGATGCGAAGTTCGGTCTGAGCAAGGTCACCGTTGACGCTGCCACCAACGCCACTACCAACACCCTCCCGCTCAAGATCATCGGCTTTGTCGATGGCCCTGACTCGGCTCCGGGTGATGCGTTCACTGACATCCTTGTCACCTACAACAGCACTGCCGGTCACGCATACATGCGTGTTCTGGGCGTGTAAGGGGGGGCTTTAGTTATGGCTGTAATGACCAGAGCCCAACAGCTCAAAGAGCTGGTCCCGGGCCTGAATGCCCTTTTTGGGCTTGAGTACAAGCGCTACGAAAACGAACATGTCGAGATCTACGACAGTGAAACGTCGGAGCGTTCGTTTGAAGAAGAAGTGAAGCTGGTTGGCTTCGGCACCGCACCCGTCAAGGGTGAAGGTGACTCGATCTCGTGGGATGTTGGTGGTGAAGCTTGGACGGCTCGCTACAACCACGAGACCATCGCTATGGGCTTTTCCATCACGGAAGAGGCCATTGAGGACAATCTGTACGAGTCGCTCTCGGCTCGCTACACGAAGGCCCTTGCTCGTGCGATGAGCTACACCAAGCAGGTCAAGGCGGCGTTCCCGATGAACAACGGGTTCTCCGGCTACACGACTGGCGACGGCGTCAGCCTCTTCAACACGTCCCACCCTCTCGCCAACGGCCAGACGAACTCGAATCGTCCGACGGTTGGCGCGGATCTGAATGAAACCAGCCTTGAAGCTGCAACCATCCAGATCGCGGCGTGGAAGGATGAGCGTGGTCTTCTGCTTGCGGCACGCCCCGTCAAGCTGATTATCCCGCCCGCCTACATGTTCGTGGCCAAGCGCA